ATACGCTATTTGCTATTGGTAAATATTTAGGGCGGTCAAGCCACCATCAGAGGATATTGTAAGGCGAAGATTTTGTGGCTTTCTCTTTGTCATGTAATAACTATTAAATCTGCGCCCTACCCTATAACTATTTATTCATTACATACATTGTTACTTCAAAACCAAATCTCATTTCAGTTGCTGATGGGGTTGTCCACATAATATTCTCCTATATGTTTATATTTTGCTATTTTATATACACGTTATTGTGTATATGTTTATATTATGCTCATTTATATACATATCCATCAGTAAAATCATTATTTATTTTTAAGACGTTCAGATACTAATTGAGCATATCCAGCAATGTCATCCCAATGATCTTTATGGTCATGGTTGCCATATAAAATTCTGCTTAATTTAACTAGGATCATGTGGATAGCTTCTTTCTTATCTGCTTCCATTTTTTGATAAGAATATAAACCCACTAAATTTTCCATGATTTCTTGAATCCACATAGCTTTCATTTCAAAATCGCCATGGGTTACTTCTCTATCTTCTAATATTTGATCTACTTCCATAACTTCCTCCATTAAAGTTTTCTTATTTCAAACCCATACACTTTGCATACTTCTACTGCTAATTTATAAAATTCAAGCTTATGTTCATCATAATGCTCATATTTTTTACAATGATATAAAACTAAATGGATCATCTCATGCAATATAGTTTCAGATAATATTCTGAACTTTTTGCAATAACTACTAGATATTTCTATTTTTAATGGGTCTGCATGAAAATAACCACATACCCTTTTGTCTTTAATGACTTTCCATTCAATAGCACTTGCGCTTGGTAAAGCATATTTATCAAATGGCGGCAATTTAGCAAACGTAGTATAAAGTTTAGCTAAATATTCAGGGGTGAGCAGCGACATAAGAAATTCCCCTAATTAGTTAATATTAACCTTTCCAGCTTACCCATTCTGACTTATCAGAGTTTTCAAAGGATACATCCACATTAACAGGCATTGAGAAAGTAATACCATGATAAGGGTGGGTTATCCATAAAGCTTGTCTAGGGGGTTCAAAACCAAAATTGTTGCTGTAGGCATATTCACAATACCCTTTTAGCGATCCATTTACAATAAGTCGTTCTAATTGTATTAATTGATGAAAATGACCAATTATCATAGTGTCATATTCCATATCAATTTGGGCGTTTCTAGACCGTTTCTTATGGTCACCTCTAATAATAGGGCCTAAAGCTCCAATAACGCCATCTCCGCCACGAAATTGATCGCCATGGGTCAATAGATACTTATGATTATAAATCGCGTATAACGCGTCAGGGCCATCAGGAATATGGAACGATACTCGGCTATCAGATTCAAAGTGTTTAGCTAGGAATTGATAGGTTAGCCAATCAAAAGATGTAAAGTTTCTACCCTTATTTCGTATTTTATGGGTATTTCTACCATGATTACCGCCTACGCATGGCACAAATACTTTGCCAAAACGATCAGCAAGCGTTTCTATGCACCAAATTAGCACACCGAATAGGTCTATAACCACAGGCATAATTTCTGCGTCATTGGTAGCCATAAGTTCTTCATGTATATCGCCTGACACCATATCACCGCCTAAAGCAAATACAATACCTGGATACTTTGGATTAACCATGTGATTGTTTAATAGGTCAATAGCCACTTCAATCATCTTTTTAGCACGTTTATGTGCTATTTTCATGTTGTAGGAATTGACATTATTAACTTGGTTAGGGTCTACATTTTCACCCCAATGCCAATCGGATGCAAATAATGTAGGAACGCCTGGCGCTGATTTACTTGATCCTGGTTTTAATAACCAGCTAGGTGGTGAAGGCTTCTTTTCTGACATTTTAAGGATTTTAGTCTTAACATAATTTTCACTTAATACGTCACGATTGAATGAAGCTATTTGTGCTTCTAGGGTTCTTATTTTATCTTTTAAGGCTACTTCAGGTGGGAGTTGTGTTTCAGGTGGTAAAGCTGTATATAGATTTGCTAACTTTGCTGCTTTTAATCTTCCTTGTAAACAAGCTCGTTTAATACCTAACAGCTCTGCGGCTTTAGTTTCGCTGCCTGTTTTATTAAAAGCTTCAACCGCCTCTAATAATTGTTCGCGATTTAATGGCATACATGATTCCTAAACAGAAGTTCAATTATAAAAAAAGCGCCAAACAATAAACCTAGACCACCTAAAATAATTAAAACTTTTACTACAAAGTCTGTTATTTCTTCCATTGGTTTTCCTTATGTTTAATTTCAATAAATTTGACATTCTTTAGCAAATTTGTTTCGCCGTCAAATATTAATTGCAAATTGCATCCTCTTTGACGTTCTTTATTGTTAGCAGATATAAAACTTGCATAACCTTTTTTACCACGATAAACATAATAATCTAGGGTAATATCAGGTTGAGGTTCTTTTAATTTTGTTTCTTTTATCATGGATTGAATATCTAATCCATTAAGCTGTTTGGTATATAACTCAATATTGAGCATATTTTGTTTCCTCCATTTTGTAGAAAATCATGTGCGACCATTGAACAGTTTTTTTTAATTTGAACCATGATTGAGGTTTTTTTATTGAAGTATCGTGGAAATTTAAAGCGCCATAAGAATAATCAGGCTCTAACTTGTGCATGATGCGCCATGCAAGATCAAGAAAGTATGGATTGATTTCTTTATGTTCAGGTGGTTTTACTTTTCCATACCAAGAAAACTGATAAGGTTTTCTCATTTCGTAACACACCTGTTTTGGATCAAAGTCAGCTCTACGCATAAGGACATAGCCAACACCGATTTGTGCTTCTTTTTGTTCTACGCTACTTTCCATATAGATAGTTTGCGCAAGACAAAGAAGTGCCTGGTCGATCATAAATGACCCCCCTGTGTTATTGCCAAGTTGTATTATACCATTTTTCACTATTGTCTAGCTTCCATAAGCCTAACTTCCTTGGCTACTTCATCTAAAAACGTTTTTACTTCTTTTTCCATTTCTTCAATAAATTTATTGTCACGCATCATGCGTTTAAGAAAATGCCTGCTGCCCTCTGGAAATCTATCATCGTAACTAAAAAAATCTACCCATTCAGCTCCTGTGCAAGACATTTGAGCCATCATTTGAATTTTATATTTTGTTGGTGGTTCATCTGCTTTTATGTATGACCAATGAACAGCGCTACTAAACGGATTTTTTATTTCAACCAATCCCATTCTGCCAGCATTTTTTTCAATATGAATAACTCCGTCAGGTGATGCGCCATACCATTCAATTGTTTTATGTTTTATAAATGAAACTTCTTCAACAAAATTTTCGGTAAGCAATTCATAAGCCTGGCGTGCCAACGGTTCTTTTTCAGAACCATGTTGCATGGCTTCATTTTTGTAGCCTTCTTCAATAACGCCTGTTACTCTTTGAATGGCCAACTCAATTAAATAATTTTGTCTGCTAGCACTTGGGCCTGTTTTAGTTTTAGCAAGTATGTCTGCCACTCGTGATGCAGTAACATGGCCTCTGCGCTGTTCCATCCAGGCAGGTGTATTTTGAGTTATGATTTCAGACATTGTTTGAACCCTCCAATTTATATTCAGCTACCACACAAACTTCTTTAAATTTATTTTTAACTTTTTTATTTGTAGTTGTTATGTCATAACCTTTTTTGCGTAAGTTAAAAACAGTATCGGCTAATCTATATATGCCTAATTGAGTCCAAGCTTTTAATGGATCAATCTTGCCATGCTTTTCTAAATACTCGGTTAAACGTTCTTGTTGGTTCATATTATTCCCCTAGTTCAAGTTTACGATCAGATAAATATTTCTTTAACTTTGCTAATGATGCCTGGTCAAAGTTTGCGTGTTGCTTATATATAGCCATTAATTCCTCAATAGATTCAGCTTTATTAATTTCTTTAATAGCTTCTTCTAATTCATCTTGGGTTGTAGGTTCAGATTGTGGTAAATCCTCGCCAGCGTATATATAAAGACCAATACCATGTAATGCGATTGCTTTAGCTAAACAACGCTGCATAGCTGTATTAACTGCCATAGCGTCAGGATTCATTACAGCTTTGTTCTTGTAATCTAATACAGGAAGTTGTGCTGTCATAGTTTTACCAAAAGCTGTGACAGAACAAAATACCATTAAAGTATCGCCAAATTGACGTGGCTCTTTATATTCCCATGTGGCTTGTGAATCATTAGATAATAATTGATCGACTGCCCAAGCCCATGAAAGATACGTTAAATTGCCTTTCTTTTCCGTATGGTCATTAACATTAATCTTTTTTAATTCGTTAAAAGTAATCATCTACCGCTCCTTAATTGTTTTGCTAATTGAATGGCTTTTTTAAATCTAAAGCCTTTTGTATATAAAAATATGACATCTCTAATATAGTTAATCATAGAAAATCCCCATGTGAATGGCCCATGTCATACATTTGGTCATAAGGGCCTTGATAAACATTAGCTTCATTTAACTTTTTTT